ACCGTGATTTTGATTTCCTGCATGTGCAGTTCATCGGTGTCCTCATAGCCATCAAGGCCCATCGCCTGGCATGCGCTAGCCATGTCGGCTTTTGCTATGTTCTCTGCCTTTTCTGCGCCAGGGCAAACGACATTATAGTTTTGCCAGATCCGGCGGCCGTCGTAGCCGTCGCCGACAATGTGCCATTCCAGCACGATCATCGTGCCACCCTTTGAGGTGGTCTTGATCTCGGAGTCCATCACCATCGCGTGATAGGTGCCGTCGGGGATTGGCGGCATGGCTGAGCCAGAGCCGCTCACCTCCACGGTAGAGGTGTCAAAAGAAAACTTAGCCATTGGCTGCTTGCTCCTTCGTTGGTGGATAAATTGCGTCGTGTAGCGCAGACCAGCTGAGATCAAGCTCCGCAGGTAGGCCAAAGCGATTCTTAGCAACGTGCGCCGGTGTTTCTTCCGTTGCCATGACGCGGCGCCCAGTACTGATCCCCCGCGACCTGGTGTTGCCAAAGCCGGTTTCCTCTTTTTTGGTGGTAATTTTGTGCCGGCAAAAGGCAACGACGTCGCTGGTCTCAGTCACCAGAGCGCTCGCACGCTGATGCAACTTGAGCTCATGCCGTGACACCTCCTCAATCTCAGGGTCGCGGTGTGCGCGGATGACCGAGTGCGCAATCAAGATGACGTGCATCTGCTTAAACTCACGCAAGGCAGTCAGGATGCTAATGGTCTCGCGCCAGAGCTCTGCAGCAGCTAAAAAGCCCTTGCCATAACCTGGCGTTTCGATGCTTTCCCATTTGTTCACTTCGCAAACCTTGCGCCAAATAAGCGGCTCAAGGTGGTCAATCGAGTCAATCACTACGGTTTTGAAGTCGTGGTCCTGCTGCCCAAGCGTCGTGAGCATGGCTTTCACGTCGTCGTATGACTCAGCCAAGGGGAACGCATCGACCTGCAGGTTGCCGGCGCCGTCTTCTGTTTGGATGAAGATAGGCTTGGGCGCCTGGCTTGCCAGGGTGGTTTTGCCGACGCCTGCATTGCCATAAACCACAAATTGGATGGCCTGCGGCATGCTGGTCTTGCTGATGGTTGATAGATCAAACGCCATGCGGTGCCTCCTTAACCGTGATGCCCGGCTTCTGAGGTCGCGCGACAAAACACTTGGCGATGGCTTTGTAAGTGTCGACTTCGTTATTCATCAAATAACGCAGCTTGGTTTCGCTTAGCACTTCTTTTAGCTGAACCGGCTTGAGCTCGTCAGGTATGTCGTTCTTTACCTGCTTCCACGCCTGCCAATCGACCGAATAAGAGTCGCCGTTTTTCACGGTGACCTTGCGGCCATCGGCGAGGGTGGTGGTCTTAGAACCTTGGGGCACTTGCTCCAAGAAGGGGAGAATGATGGCTTCATGCGCGACGCGGGCAAGCCGTGCGTCTTCTTCAATCTGTTTGAGCTCAGCTAACCGGGAGACTAGCGATTCGAGGCTAGGTTCGTTGCTTCCGTTTTGTATCAATCGTTGGGTCATCCAGTGTACTCCTTTTCGGTGACAAGAAGAACACTATAGATGACCCACTAAGCTGTCAACGAAATGGTGACAGCTGTAACAATTTATTTAAAATGATGCGATTAGCACGTTGTCGTAGCCTTCGCTGTTCTCTTTCAGCGAAACGAGCTCTAGGTTACGCAGATCGTAGATCAGGTTTTTATGTCGAGCGTGCGAGCGCATGACGTGCGTGTCCCGAGGTTTTACCGCGACGTAAAGCATGTCAGAGCCGATCCGAAGCGCCACAAAACTGGCATCGCGCAAAATCAGCAGCGACTCGCCAAACTCGCCCTTGTAAAATTCTTTGTGAGTGGTGGCAACTTGCATCAGGTATTTGCGCGACTTTGGCAGGTAGGGTGACTGCGACATCGTCTTCAGCCATGTAGTGTAAGGTCGCGAGATTTCGCAGCCAGGCACCTCGTGAAAGGTGAGGCCGCGAAACTCATAAAGCGGGCAGGTGGCCTCGGTGGCCGCTAGGTCTATATAGGTGTCCCAAAGTCGTTGGCGTTCTTTACGAATCTTGTCCATTAACTACTCCTGTCGCGCTCTCCACGTCCAGTAGGTGGTTGATCAGCGCATTAATCTGTTGTTGTGAATTGATTGATAATGCCGCAAACGTGTCTTGCACGTTAAGGCCATTAGTACTGTCGTCTCGCCCGAAAAGCAACCAAGCAGGCTTCACGTTAAAAAGCTCAGCCAGGCGCACGACGTTCGCGCGGTTAGGCGTTGCCTTACCTGTCTCCCACTTATGAATCACGTTATGGTTTATTCCGGACAACTCAGCTAATTGGCGCAGGCTCAAATCGCGTGCATTGCGCAAGTCGCGGATGCGACTAGCAATGTCTTTCTTCATCCTATTTCTCCCTTAACTAAATTGGTCGTCGACTGTATCCTATTAGGTGACAGCTGGCAACACGTTCGCAAAAACCTCCCTGTCCGTTGCTACTGTCTACCTAAAGGTGTACATTCGCAGCGATGACACACACAGACATTTGGCAAAAAATAGTGATTAGCGAGCTTGCCGCTCGCCTAAACATTTCTCGCGGCTCCGTTTACAAGTGGAAGTGGGCGAACAAGATCCCAGCAGAGCGCGTCGTCGCCGTCGAGGCCATCACCGGCATTAAGCGCGAAGAGCTCCGGCCAGACCTGTATACCCAAAGCCAAGCGGCCAATGGCTGAAGCGATGTCAGACCGCGAGGGTGCGAGAGAGGAGGCGCGGCGGCTGGTCGAAGAAGGACTGACGGTCGTGCCAGCGCATCCGATCGAAAAACGACCGCTGGTGCCTTGGAAGCGATACCAGGAAGAGCCGCCTAGCGAAGACGAAGTTAACCACTGGCTATCAACGCAAAAATACTCTGGCTGCAACTGGGCGATTTTGACTGGGCGGCAGGTGGTGGTGGTCGATACCGACTCGGAAGAAGCGACGGTCTTTTGGGAGACGCAAGCAACTCATACGCCGCGTCGCACGATCACCGCTAAGGGCAAGCACTTTTTCTACCAGGTCAATCCCAACTTTGAGGTACGCAACGGCGTGAACCCAGAGCTCAAGATTGACCTGCGCGGCACTGGCGGCTGCGTCATTGCGCCCGGCTCTATCCATGAGACCGGGCACATTTACTGTCGCGACGAAGACCCTGGCGTTGATTGCTGGTGGCGCGAGCTCCCTATGTTAACCGCCAAGGACATTCGGCTGATCGAGGGGTTCAATACGCCAAAGCCACAGCCAGTGGAAAGCACTGGCTTTAGCGTAACGGACGCGGGCTCGCACCAAGGTAGTCGTAACAATGACCTTGCCAGCGAAATCGGCCACCTAATCAATCGTGGGCTCGACAAGGTCGACGCATTCGAGCAGGCGCTACTTATTAATAAACGCAACACGCCACCATTAGACGCGGATGAGGTCGCCCGCACGGTTGACTCTGTGTACCAAACAGCCGAAGACAATCGCGAGCGCGCCGAGGCCGAGCTTGCAAAGCAGCAAGAAGCGGAGCCGACAAAGCTACAGCCAAAGCCCTTTGTGCTTGGTGACCCAGCGCAGCTGCCGGCCAGGCAGTTCGTCTGGGGCCATGCATACCCGCGCGGAGTGGTGAGCGTCACCGTGGCGCCGGGCGGGCTAGGCAAAAGCACCATCATCACTGCCGAGGCCGTTGCAATGACCACCGGGCACGCGCTGCTGGGCAGGCAGACAGAACCGCGCAAGTGCTGGCTTTGGAACTTAGAAGACCCGATAGACGAGATTTACCGCAAGGTGTACGCCATTGCGCAGCACTACGAGCTCACGCAGGCAGACATCGCCGACCGGCTGCTGATCAACAGCGGGCGCGATGAGCCGCTGATCCTAGCGCAAACCATCGGCGGCCATAATCTGCTCACGCCGGTCGCCGATCAGCTGACCGAGCACATCAAGGCCAACAAAATCGACTGCGTGATCGTTGACCCGTTCGTCAGCAGCCACCAGCTGAGCGAGAACGATAACGTCGCTATAGACATGGTGGTCAAACGCTGGTCGCAGGTGGCCAGCGACAGCAACTGCGCTATTCACTTGGTTCACCATGTGCGCAAAGACAATGGCATGGGCGGTGCTTCCGTAGCCGACGCTAGGGGCGCAAGTGCCCTGGTAGATGCGGCACGCTTTGTTCGCCGGCTACAGCGCATGACCGCAGACGAGGCCCGTAACGCGGGCATCGACGAGGATCAGTTTTGGCGCTACACACGCGAGGGCGACAGCAAAAACAATCTCTCACCACCATCAGCCGACAGCACTTGGCGCAAGCTCATCAGCATCGAGCTACCAAACGGCGATAGCGTTGGCGTGGCTGAGCCATGGCAGTGGCCTGATGCCTTCAGCGACGTGACG